CGCCTATTCAAGAGCTTCTCGATGTTAAACAAGAACGTATCGAACTCAAAGCCTCCGCAACCGAGGCCTTCATTTCTGCTAGAACCTCAAGAGCCGAGCAGCCAGAAGCCCTCCAAGGTATCCACTCAGAACACGTCATGCTCATCGCAGACGAAGCCTCTGGTGTCCCAGAACAGGTATTTGAAGCTGCTGCTGGCTCTATGTCTGGTCATAGCGCTGTTACTATTTTGTTTGGTAACCCTGTCCGTTCTAGCGGCTTTTTCTTTGATACACATAACCGTCTAAAAGACGATTGGTGGACAAAACGTGTATCTTGTGTAGACTCTAAGCGCGTTTCTGACGACTTTGTGAACGACATGAAGTCTAGATATGGAGAAGACTCAAATGCTTTCCGCATCCGTGTTCTTGGCGAGTTCCCACGATCTGATGACGATACCATCATTCCTATGGACCTCCTTGAATCTGCAAAACACCGAGACGTAGAAGGTGAAGAAGAGGAAACCGAAGAGGAAGCACCTGTTGAATCCAAGTTTGTCGTCAAAGTTGATGGCAAGGAGCTTGAGGTTGACAAGGAAGAGCTAATCCGAGGCTACCAACGCGAAGCTGACTACACTAGGAAAACGCAGAAACTTGCAGAAGAGCGCCGTCAGGTGGAGTCTGAGTTTCAGCAAGTACTAGCAGAGCGAGAGCAATATGCTCAAGTTCTTGGACAATTGAAACAGAAGGTGCAGGAATTTGAACCTGCTGAACCTGACTGGAATGCTTTAGAAGCTCAAGACCCAGTGGAATACGCCCGTCAATGGACGCATTTCCAACGCCGTCAACAGCAGATGCAAGCCATCCAACAGGAAGAGGCACGAGTCAATGCATTGCGCCAAGTTGAGCAACAAAAGCACTTGCAGGAATTGCTGGTAGCCGAGCGAGACAAACTCTTGGATAAGATCCCTGAGTGGAAATCTCCAGAAAAGGCAAAAGCAGAGCGTGTAAGCGTTATTGAGTATGGCAAAGATTTAGGCTTTTCTGAGGCCGAATTGGATCAGGTCACCGACAGTCGTGCAGTAATTGCTTTGTATAAAGCGATGAAGTATGACCAGTTGATGAGCAAAAAACCTGAGCTTCAATCGAAGATCAAGAAAGCACCTAAGTTGTTGTCACCTGGCTCATCTGGTTCAGTTTCGTCTAAGAGTTCGGACAAGGCTCGCGCACAAACCCGTCTTGCACAAACTGGTAGCGTTAAAGACGCTGCCGCCCTTTTCGACAAATTTATCTAAGGAACCATCATGGCTGCCGTAACCAACACCTATACCCGATTCGACGCTAAAGGCGTTCGCGAAGATCTCAGCAATGTGATCTATCAAATCTCTCCTGAAGAGACTCCATTCATGTCCAACGTGGGCCGTGAGAACGTCAAGAACACTTATTTCGAGTGGCAAACTGACGAACTCGCTGCTGCCGTGACTACCAACGCGCAAATCGAAGGCGACGACATCACCAGCTTCACCGCTGCTACACCTACAGTTCGTTTGGGCAACTACACCCAGATCAGCCGTAAAGATGTCATCATCTCTGGCACTTTGGAATCAGTTGACAAAGCTGGTCGTCGTAGCGAATTGAGCTACCAAATGGCTAAAAAGTCTGCTGAACTCAAGCGCGACATGGAAGCCACCATCTTGGCTAACCAAGCAGCTTCTGCTGGCTCTACCTCTGCCGCTCGTGCTTCTGGCGCATTGTTGGCATTCTTGAAGAGCAACACCAACAAAGGTACTGGCGGTGGCGATCCCACATACACCACCACTCCTACTGCTGGTCGTACAGACGCTACTGCTGGTGACTTGCGTTCGTTCAGCGAGACATTGCTGAAAGACGTGATCCAACAAGTGTGGACCGAAGGCGGTAACGCTTCTATGGTCATGGCTGGTCCAGTCAACAAGCAAAACCTGTCCAAGATGGCTGGTATCGCATCTCAGCGTTTCAACGCTACTGGTGCAAAGCCTTCCACCATCATCGGTGCTGCTGACATCTACGTGAGCGACTTCGGTAACGTGACTATCGTTCCTAACCGCTTCCAACGTGAGCGTGACGTGTTCGTGATCGACCCACAATACGCATCTGTTGCCTATCTGCGTCCATTCCAAACCGTGGAATTGGCTAAGACTGGTGATGCCGAGAAGCGTATGCTGTTGGTTGAGTGGGGCCTGAAGGTCAACACTGAGAAAGCCCACGGCGTGGTTGCTGACTTGAACAGCGTCTTGCAGTAATGCAAACTAAGGGGAGAGGGGAAACCTTCTCTCCTTTTTTAAGTTAATTTATGGACAAAAGACTCTTTGATTACGACCCGATTACGGGAACCAAGAAGATTTGGCACTATGATGCTGCCAAGGATGAAGCAATCATTGAAAACGTGATTGATGCATCTGGTATCGTTGAAGACAATAAAGCACGATTCAATCAGTTTGATGAACGAGCTAATTGGAACGGCGATATGCACCATGTGGCTTCCATTCCGATGGAAATCTATTATCAATTGAAGGCTGAAGGCAAGTTGGATGATCAAGCGTTTATGAAGCGCTGGATTAACGATCCTGACAACAGAGCTTTTAGGACACGACCAGGAGTTGTTTGATGGCAAGGCCAAGAATCCCAATGCAAGAAAAACTAGAGGCCTCAGTAGTTCGAGTGCCAGAATCTGGTTGTTGGATTTGGATGAAGTCTGTAAATCATCGAGGATATGGAAGAGTTGGATTGGGTGTTGGTGAGAATTTTTCTGCACATAGGGCTTCTTATGAACAGAAATATGGACCAATACCAAGTGGTCTAATGGCACTTCATCATTGCGATGTGCCATCTTGCATTAATCCAGATCATATTTTTCTTGGTACACAACAAGATAATATGACTGACAAGGTTGCAAAAAAGCGTCAAGCTGTTGGAGAGTTTCATGGAATGTCAAAACTGACTGAGCAGCAAGCTATGAGAGCTAAATTTGGAAAGGAAAAACCTACTGAATTAGCTAAGGAGTTTGGTTGCTCTGCTGTTATCATCCGACAGATTCGGCAAGGTAAATACTGGAAATATTTGGAGCGTTAATGTCAAATGTCATTGGTTTGTTAATTCCCACTAGGGATTTTGTTAATTCAGGTTTTGCTTACGATCTGGCCCGACTCGTTGGGTTCCATGTAGGCACAACAAAAGATAAGATTGTTCTCTATACAAGCTCAGGCACTCTGCTTTCAGCACAGCGTCAAGACTTGGCTAGAGGAGCTATTGAGGCGGGTTGTACCCATACTCTGTGGCTTGATAGTGATATGCGTTTCCCAAAGGATGTGTTGAAACGTCTTTTGGCACACGATGAAGGTATTGTTTGCGCGAACTATGCAAAACGCCGCTTCCCAACTGAGCCGATTGCAGTCCGTAAGAACACGCCAGATGAAGAGGCGACAGAGATTAAGCGCGTCTACACTGAAGCAGACTCAACAGGTCTGGTAGAGGTCGATTACTGCGGTATGGGTGTCATGCTGGTAAAGCGTGAGGTCTATGAAGGAATGGAGCTGCCTTGGTTTGCTATTCCTTGGGTTCCATCAGTAAAAGACTACATCGGTGAAGATGTTTGGTTCTGCCGCCGAGCATTAGAAAACGGTTACCCAACATTTGTGGACCAAGATGTGTCTAAAGAAGTGATGCACATTGGTTCGTTTGAGTACAAACATGAACATGCCAATGCATGTAGGGATGTAGAGAATGGCGATTGATTCGTATTCAAACCTGAAGTCTGGCATTGCTGACTTCTTGAACAGGAGTGACCTGACTTCGGTCATTCCTACATTTATCTCTCTGTCAGAGGCGAAGTTCAATCGAGTTCTTCGCACTCGTCAGATGGTTAAACGCGCCACAGCAACTATTGATACTCAATACTTTGCTATGCCAGCCGACTTCCTTGAAGCCAAAAAGCTGATCTTGAACACAAACCCGATCACAACAGTCGACTTTGCCACTGGTGAGTATTTGGACTCTCAACGTGCGAGTACCTATATTGCTTCTGGTAAACCTGCTTTATTTGGTGTCATTGGAACTCAGTTTGAAGTAGTGCCATCTCCTGACGCAAGTTACACGGGAGAATTGACCTACTATGCTAAGATTGATCCATTAAGTGATTCAACAACAAGCAACTGGCTTCTCACATATGCACCAGACTTGTACTTGTACGGCGCATTGATTCAAGCCGCACCGTACTTGCGTGATGATGAGCGTATCGCCACTTGGGGCCAGTTCTATACTGCCGCAATGGACGATATTGTTGTTGCAGATCAAAGGGCTTCTGTGGCAACTACACCAGTTGTTCGCGCCCGTTCTTTAGGATAAAACATGTCATCCTTTACCGATTACACAGAAAACCTCGTTTTGACTTGGTTGTTTACTGGTAGTTCAGCAACACGCCCAACAGCTTGGTATGTTGGTTTGTTTACAGCAGCTCCATCAGACACTGGTGGCGGCACTGAAGTAACAGGCAATGCCTATGCTCGTACTGCAACAGGCACTATGAGCGTTTCTGGTACTTCTCCTACCAACTGCACCAACTCTGCTGCAATCGAGTTTGCTGCGGCTTCTGGTGGCAATTGGGGGACTATTACCCACGTTGCAATCTTTGACGCTTCCACATCAGGCAATATGCTTGGTTGGGCCGCGCTGACAACTTCGCGCACGATCAATGATGGCGACATCTTGCGAATCCCTGCTGGCGACTTAGACATTACACTGACTTAAAGGGGTTTCATTATGGCCTTGGTGCTTAAAGATAGGGTCAAAGAAACCTCCACTACGACTGGAACTGGTACTTTCACCCTTGCGGGTGCTGTATCTGGTTTTCAGTCGTTTTCAGTTATTGGGAACGCAAATACCGTCTATTACGCAATAGTCAATTTATCTGCGTCTGAATGGGAAGTTGGTCTTGGTACATATACATCATCTGGGACATTGCTGTCTCGTGATACTGTTTTAGAGTCAAGCAACAGTGGATCAAAGGTTAACTTTAGTGCGGGAGCTAAAGATGTATTCTGCACATATCCTGCTGAGAAGGCTGTAACGCTTGATGATGTTCAAACATTGTCAAACAAAACACTAACTAATCCAGTAATTAATGGATTTACTGGAAATACTGCTGTTATCAATATTGGCTCTGGTCAGTTTTACAAAGATACGTCAGGTAACGTAGGTATTGGTACGAACAGTCCTGTAACTCGCCTAGATGTTAGTGGCGGAACTTTAACACTTCGCTCTGACGCTGTGTTTAACACTTCATCAACTGCTGGTACGGGGTCGGCTGCGTATATTCGCTCTAACAACGGGTACTCATCTGCAACAACGCCAGATTATTCTTGGTGGTATAACGACCAATGTGGTTTATTCCACCCAGCCAATAATGTTATTGGGCTTACTACTGCTGGCACTGAGCGGATGCGTATTGACACGTCAGGTACTTTGCTGGCTACTGCGCCCAACACCACTGCGGCTTCTTTGACATATGGTGCAACAGCAGGTCAGATATTTAGGAACGAATACAGCGAACTTGCATTTGGCCTTTCAAATAGCTCGCCTTATAGCTTCTATCTTCAAGGCAGAACAAGCAGTAGCACTGCAAGAGATTTAACTATTCAGCCTCTTGGTGGCAACGTAGGTATTGGTACGAATTAGCGCAATCACAGAAGACTGGCAAACAAAAGTAATAGATGGCTGAGTGATGTAGATTGCTGACGATGTGAAAGCACTCTCTCCAACCACCAATGCAGATGTCTGCAAAATAACTGATGAAGTTGCGCTGATAGAAGATGCAGAGTCAATTTGAAATTGACCAATTGCATATCTATTTGCCAAAGCTGAAACTGTGCTGACACCGACAACAGTAGCGCCGCCAAAAGCATATCTAATGGCATAACAACTAGCAGCACTCTGAGATGCAACTGTTGCAGAACCTACGGCATAACGCAATGCAGAAGATGTGAATGTACTTGTGTCAGCTAGTGTTGCTGAAGCGTTGTAAAGCCTATTTGCCAGAGCTGATAATGAAGACTCACCAACGATGGTTGCGCCACCAAAAGCATATCTGATTGAGTAGCAGCTTAATGCGCTGGCTGATGCAACCGTGGCTGCTCCAAATGCGTATCTGGTAGCTGCGGCAGTTAAAGCACTAGAAGCAGCAATCGTGACTGATTCCGAGTAAACAAATCTCTCTGTACTCGAAAACGGTGCTGATGAAAATGCTGCAATTCCAAACATGACGTAATCTTATTCTTTTGGATCTTCTTTGGGAACCTGTTGTTCAGCTTGAGCTTTAATCAGCATGGCCAGCTCATAGGCATTGGTTTTTGCAGGCAGTTCACCCAGCGCGTGCATGATGACGTTGATGGCTTCGATGGTGAGTTCTAATTTAATCATGTTGGTTACTTATGGGTGGGTTTCTTTGTATTCGTCAAACTCTGCTTTGAGTGATGTGATTAGGGCTTGTTGAGTCTCTAACATGGCTTGTTGCTGTTGAATTGTTGGAGTCAAAACACAATTTATGGGTTCAGGAATATTTCCTGATTGCACCCAAGATAAAAAATCAATGTAATCTGGACTGTTTAAATCAGCAGGAATGTCAAACCCATCAGAAATTCTAATAACGCCCGTGTTGGTGTATTTATACATATTAGCCTTTATTAAAAATCTGAGTCAGAATTTGTTTGATTTCTTTGATGTCACTGCGGTAGTCATCCTTCTGCACATAGTCA